AGCCAGCTCGCTGCCTCGGGCGACTACAGCCAGCTCGCTGCCTCGGGCAACTCCAGCCAGCTCGCTGCCTCGGGCAACTACAGCAAGCTCGCTGCCTCGGGCAAGTCTTCGATTGCGATGGCTGCAGCGACGAACTGCACGGCAAAGGTTGGCGAGCTCGGCTGCATCGTGCTTTCGCGTTGGGTCGATGCTGAAAAGCGCTTCCGGGTCAGCGTGGGCTATGTCGGCGAAGACGGCATCAAAGCTGATGTGTTCTACCGCCTGAATGAAGACGGCAAGTTCGTAGAGGTGGATGCATGACCCACCAAATCTGCGACGCATGCGAATGCGTGAGCCTGTGCTCTAAGAGTGGATGCAGGCCGCTGGTGCCGGTGGATCAAGCGCCAGTAGTCACCTCATCGACCGATCCGAAGTATCTGCGCGAGGCGCTGGACAAGACGTTCGAGCTGTTGGTGCGGGAGCGTGAAACCACCAAGGAGCTGGCGCGTGCATTGCGCAACGTCATTGGCTGGGTGCCAGGGCGCGAGGTTTGGCACACCGATGCTCCGGAAGATGCCGTGCTAACCGCTCGTGCTCTTCTCTCGAAGGTGCCGCAATGAGCCTCATCACCCTCTCCGTCGAGAACATCGACAGCATCAATCCAGAGATCGCGCCGAACTATGGCGTGCGCTCTTTGAGCATCGAGTGCCGTATGACTGATGACCAGATGCTGGCATTGCTCACACAGATCAACGACGTCCTTCCAACTGACAAGTGGAGCGCGTGGCTAAACGAGGAGACGCAATGAGCTACCTCCTGAGCATCGAAACGGATCTGTTCCTGCAGTCGGTAGACGTGCAGATCTTCGACGGCGAAGAGGCGCAGATGGTCTGGGCCGATTCCTTGCTGGCGATCTGCCGGCGCTGGAGGTAATCAAGTGAGCTACGCCTTCCCCAACATCGAGCGCATGGATTCCGGTCCTGCCTATCTCGACCGCTCCGAAGTTCGCCCTGTCACTGCCATCCATCGCAAGCTGGCAGAGGAGCGCTACACGAAGGATGTGGAGCTGATCGCCGATTGGCTTGCAGTGTCCTCTGACGACCGCGAGCCCTGCGACTACTTCGGCCCGATCAGCACCACAGAGCTTGCCCAGATGCTCTTCAGCGGCGCACTCAATGAAGAGCAGTGCAAGGCCGCATCCGATGAACTCCGCAAGCGCTATCTCGATGAGTACGAGTCGCGCATTGCACATGACGCAGCGAGGATGGCATGAGCGACCTGAGCGACATCTACGACGCATTGGCCCAAGCCAGATTTGCAGTCGAGGCCCTTGAGTCTTGGCAACGGAGCGCTGATGGCAGAGACATCGTGCGCAGTCGCAAACAGGCCATCGAACAAGGCTTTCGTGCCTATGAACGCCTCTCCAGGCAATTGCGAGATGGCCGCAAGCATATTGAAGTCCCTGAAGACTTCAGGGCAACTGGATGCATGTGCTCGTGGCCTACGGTTAGCCCGCCCTGCAGTTGGTGCACTGACCCGACCAATGGTGAAGAAGAGGTGGCCGAATGACCTTCCTCTCCCGTCACGCCCAAGGCATCGCAATAGCTCTGTTCATCCTAACTGCCTACATCGCAGCAGAGCAGATAGGCGGTCCTTCTGAGACTGACTCTCTTAAAGCAGTAGCCGACATCGATGCTTCTCTGGCTTCGATGTATGCGGCATCGAAAGGTGGAAAGTGAGCGCAATTCAAACCATCACCAACTATGTCTACGGCGCGGAGGATGGCTTCCAAAGCGTCCTTGTGGATCGCTCCCTGAACTTCGAGCGCGAGGCGGGATTTGCCATCCAAGTGCTGACATCGAACGACTATGTGGCGAAGTTGGCCGCTGGAGACCGCCAGTCTGTGGTCAATGCAGTGACCAACATCGCGGCCATCGGCATCAGCCTGAACCCCGCGAAGAAGCAGGCCTATCTGGTGCCGCGCAAGGGGAAGATCTGCCTCGATATCAGCTACATGGGCTTGATCGATCTGGCCATCCAGTCGGGCTCGATCATGTGGGCGCAGGCCGATCTGGTCTATGCCAACGATGCCTTCACCCTCAACGGCTTCGACAAGCCGCCAACGCACTCGTTCAATCCGTTCTCCAAGGATCGCGGAGACATGGTGGGCGCCTACGTGGTCGTGAAGATGCACAGCGGCGACTATCTGACCGAGTGCATGAGCCGCGAGGACATCGACGCCATCAAGAATCGCTCCGAGTCCGTCAAGGCCGGCAAGCAGTCTCCTTGGGACACCGACTACGGCGAGATGGCCAAGAAGACGGTGGTGAAGCGTGCGTACAAGTACTGGCCAAAGTCTGACAGGCTCGACCAGGCTATTCACCACCTGAACACCGATGGCGGCGAAGGACTGGCGGCGACTGCTCCGAAGCCTACTGCTGTAGACCCGACGCCGATCATTGAAGGGGCGCGCGCCACCAAGACCATTGCCGAGCTGAACGCCTACTGGGCCGAGAACAACGGCCGCTTGGCGAATGATCTTCCATCGCATGACGCGCTTAAGAAGGCATGCCAAGCCCACAAGAAGAGGCTCGAAGCGCAGGCCGCTCAAAGCGAAGTAACCGACGTGGAGGCGAAAGATGCCGTGGCTGAGGCTTGAGCAGGGCTCCGAGGAATGGCTGACCGCGCGGCGAGGCGTGATCACCGGGTCACGCTTCAAGGACTGTCGCGACAAGTTGAAGAACGGCCAGCCGTCCAAGAGCTGTCTCGACTATGCCCGCGACGTGGCGCGAGAGCGCTTCGGCGGCTTCGCTCCTGCCAAGTTCCAGAACGCAGCAATGCGCACTGGCGTCGAACAGGAGCCGGCAGCCCGCGCCATGTATGAGGCTCGTACCGGTTACATGGTTGATGAGGCCGGATTCTTCAGGACAGAGGATGGCTTTTTCGGCCTCAGCCCTGACGGCCTGATCGACGAAGACGGCGTGCTTGAGATTAAGACCATGGTCAGCAGCGACACGCTGTTCACGGCATTGGTTGACGGCGATCTGTCGGCCTACCTCGATCAGTGCCTCGGCTATCTCTGGTTGCTCGGCCGAAAGTGGGTTGACCTGGTTCTCTGGGCACCAGACCTTGAAACCGCTGGCCGAAAGGGCCTGCACATCATCCGAATCCAACGCGATGAGGATGCCATCGAGAAGCTTGAAGCCGACCTGCTGGCCTTCGCTGCTCTCGTTCAAGCAAATGAAGAAAAACTCCGCCTGAAGGCGGCATGAGTCCCACCATGCCAGAAAAGAGAGAACAGACGATGACCGACGCATTCAATCCTGATGTGCACAACGAGACGACCTTCGAGATTGAGGCCGTGATCGCCTGCTTGGGTGATGACGCGGCAGCCTTGCGCGAAGAGAACCCTGAATCCGAAGTTGCGGCGAACATGGAGCGCGCAGCTGAACTCCTCTCCGCCCTCCCCACCCCCGCTCCCACTATGGTGGACGAGCGAGGAGAGTTCGAAGCGCATTACGCGCAGATCTGGAAGGAGCGCACGGGCAAGACTCAGAGCTTGGAGGAGCTGTGCGCCGTCATCGTGAGCATGCGCGACGGCGACAACTACAACGACGGAACCAGCCATCAGCCCGTATTCATCAACGCCCTCTGGCAAGGATGGCAGGCCCGAGCCGCCCGCCCCACCCTCCAGTCTCTGGGAGGCGATGCAGGGGTGAGCGAGCGAGAAGCTTTCGAGGCGTTCATCCGCAAGGATGCGGGCGACCTCAGCACGTTCGGTTCGGGCGCCAACGTCCACTACCAGAACAGCGCGGTCAACAACGCCTGGGGAGGCTGGAAAGCTCGCAGCGCCCTCTCCCTCACCTCCACCGAGAAGAGCGATGGCTGGATCAGCGTCGAAGAGCGTCTGCCAGAGATCGGGCCGGAAGAGGAAGGCATTCCGGTCTGGACGTGGGACGGCAACACGGTCGAGCATGACGAGTTCGTAGCGAACTATGAGCAGCCTGCTGGCCCTGCTGTAGGCGGATGGCTGCGGACTGACGACTGGTTCGCCAGCGACCTCTTCAGCCACGTCACTCACTGGCAACCCTACTCAAAGCCCGCCGCTCCTAAAGCCGCAGAGAAGAGCGGGAGGTCGGAATGAGCGAGATGATGAAGGCAACTGGCAGCAAGCCCAAGATCTACGCATTCAGCAACGTGCGAGGCGGCGGCGAAGGCCCTGCTATCGCCATTGCTGAGGACGGCAAGGTGCTGGGCTCGCACTGGTGCAGCAGCGAGTTCTACGTGCGCCACGACCTTGGAGTGGAGCCGGGCTCGCGACCCGATCGCCACGCGACGTATGCCGAGCACTACCCTGACGGCTACGAAATGGAGTTCGTCCCTGCAAGCGAGGCGGGGACGCATTTCGGACTGCAAGCAGCCCTCGCGATGAACGCGGCCAAGGCCGCTCCTAAAGGGGAGGAGAGCAAAAATGGCTGAGAAACCAATCCGCGATGCGCTGATCCAAGCGCTGGACGCATACCTGCGCCAGGACGAGACGGCCGGCGACACGGACAACAACGTCTACCGCCGAGGGCAAGCGGCCATGAGCCAAGCCCTCTCCGCCCCTCCCCCGGCAGGAGCACAGCAGGCGGTGGCGGATGCGCTCAACGCCTACGGCGACCTTTGCTTTGCCCGTGGCGCGGGTGAGTGGCCCAATGACCCGAACCGCGCCGTGCCGGACCACAAAGACCACGACCGCGCTTTCGCCGCCGTGCTCGCCCTCGCCGCCCCGGCTGCGGCACAGGCGACAGTTAGCGCAGAAGACCAGTGGATCGAACAGACGAGGCACCTGAACTGCCCTGTTTGCAATGGGTCTGGGCACGTCGAAGACGTTCTACCGCAAGGAGATGCGGCACAGCGTGCACTTCTTGAGCTGCTGTTGCTCAAGGACATGAAGGACAAGTGGGAGGCCGAAGAGCTGAGCGGCTTCGCATACAAGAGCACCGACAACCATCGGCTCCACAACGAACAGCGGGCCAACTACCAGCGACGCAAGCCTCTCGCATGGGAGGCGGCCCGCAAAGCTGTCGCAGCAACCCCAGCCCCCGAGGCAGCGCCGATTGCCGCACTGATGCAAATTTCCGATCTGCTCTCCTCGATGTTCAGCGGAGCAAGGTCGCATGTCCGAGGCGAGGACGAAGAGATTGTCGGCTACACAGTACGCAATGGCGCGCTTCACAAGATCGTCGGGATTCTCGCTTCGTACAAGCCAGTCATCATTCCGGCAAACCTGCCAAAGGCTCACGAGACGATAACGGGGCTGCTTTGCGGCACGTCCGAGGCAGCGCCGAGCGCAAAGGAGGGAGAGGCGGAGGCTCTGAAGTGCATTGGCTACACGTCCGATTTCGACCTTGGCTATCCGCTTGCCTATCCCAACATCGGCGCACAGAACAGCACTCGCTCAGTGCCTGTCTACGTCAAGACGGCAGACTACGAAGGAGCCCTCAAGGGCCTGACTCCTGCAGGGGTTGACGACCGTGGCTGATCGCGATGAATTCGAGGCGTATGCCAGACGAGCCGGCTATGACATCCGGCGCCCTGTTGTTAACGACAACCATGCCTACCTTTCTTCCAATACTTCCGAGGCATGGAATTTCTGGCAGGCCTCACGTCGTTCAATGCCCGAACCGAGATTCGCTTCCTGGTGCGCTGATCTGCTGACCTCGGCAGAAAGCAAAGGGCTGTACCTCGACGAAGACAAGCGGGAGATCCTGTCCAGAGCGCGTGCGCTCATCGGCGGTGTGGCTTCTGCAGGGGGTGACAGGTGATCGCCCGCGCAGAACGCCGCGCGCTGGCCCAGTGGAGAGCATCCACACAGCCACGCCATCTCAGCTCAACACGCTCGCGCCGTCGCTGGCGCAGAGAGGCACGCAAGCATGCCGCCGAATGCCGCCGCTGCGGCCTGGTCGAGAAGGCCGCTATCTGGAGAAAGAGAGCCCGCAATGGCTGATCGCACCCCCTCCCCCCAACCCGAATCGCCCGAGCCGCTGAAGGTGCCAGAAGAACTGCTTGCGATCCAGCAGGCAATGGAAGCTGGACCGACACCTGGTCCGTGGATCATCGCCACAAGCAATTCATGGCGCCGCATCGTGACTGCCATCGACATGACATCAGTCTGCGAGCCTGTGGTTCAGCGCGATGGACATCCCGACCTCCACTTCAGCAATGGAGGATTCAGCGGCCCGGACGCTTGCTTGATCGAAGCATGCAACCCCGCGGCAATGAAGGCCGTGCTTGCCTACATCGCAGAGCTTCAAGCCGCACGCAATGAGGCTGAGGCGATGAGGGCTGATGCGGAGCGGTATCGGTGGCTGCGTGATGTCGGTGACGCGACGTGGCGGCCTTTTGGCATCCGCGAAGGCTACAGCGCCAAAGCCGCAGACGCTGCCATCGATGCCGCAATGAAGGGAGATGCCCATGCCTGACCTGAGAGACGAG